GCTAGTTATAGATAAAGATCATTAGCCTACCTAAGTCAATAAGATATCCATATCCTATGCCGCAACTATACTTCTTAATTCCCCACTTGCTAGTCCATGCAGGATAATAGCGTACTTTGATCTTTATCATGCTAGTATGCTCCTATTGAGCGCAGTATGTAGGCTACAACTAGCGTACTTTCTATAATCAGAGCAAACGCAAGTATTAGTGTTAATAGTTCTTTATCCATAGCAGTGGCCTCCTTATATTCTACTTCTCCATGCTAGTAACTATCATGCACCATAACGATATTGCTAGTATAGAGCAGTAGACTATCTACCTATGCCATTAGTTTATTGTTGCTACTATTCTGTTGCCATTACACAATAGCAGTCAGCTTGATTGTTCATACTGCCATATGTCCAGCCTCCTGCCCGCTTTACATAATGTTATCTGCTATACTTAGCTGAACTAAACTGAACAAAAAGAAGGACTAGGTGTGTACTATCAACTTACCTAATCCTTCTTACTTACTGTCTTACTGTCTTATTGCGCTTTGAACTTTACCTTTACATTACGCCTTTGAACTTCAGTAAGGCTATTCTCAGTCCGTATCTCCAGTTCTTATCAGTACTCGACTCCTGAGCTGCCTTGACTGTCATGCCTGCGTAGGCTGAGCCTGCCTTAATAGTTCCTTCTGTGCCATCGCCTAAAGTCATGTCGCCTAACTCAGCAATTAAGTCCTCAGTCTTAACTGAATACTTCTGCCCGCCACCTGTGCCTGTAGCCTTAGCTTCTCCTGGCGCTTTGGGTTCTTTAGCCTTGGTCTGTCCTTTCATTAACTTGATTGAAGTAGCATGACCTGATTCTGCACTAAAGTCATTTGCATACCAGACTCCGTCTGCCTTATCCAACTCAGTGCCTTCAAGATTGAGAATAGATTCTGCGAACTCATCTACTTCTGTCGCATCTGGACTTTGTCCACCTGTAAGGAAGCTCACTAACTTGGTGAACATCTCACCGACTGAACCAGTAACTTTCACTAACGCATCTTGCTTAGCTTTTTGTTCTGCGCCCTTCTGGTCAGCTTGCAGTTTGTTCAACTGTTGAGCTAACTTGCCTACTAGCTTGTAGTCCTTGGCGACTGCAGCTTCTGTAACCTTAGCTTCCAGTTCTGCTATCTGTTCCTCGATTGACTTGACCGCAACTTCTGCTACCACTTCATCTGCCATAAACTTTATGCCTCCTAGATTAGCTGTCTGATCTTTCAGCAGTCCTATCTACCAAATTGTCTACCTATTATAGCATAAAGTTCAAAGCGTGTCAAGGGACAGTAAGATATCTGTATCCTTTGCTGATATAGTTTATTGTTGCTACTCAGGGAAGCGGTAAACTTCCCTTTGCTTACTTTATATTCCGTAACTGTTCGCATAAAGTTGCAATCTTCACAACATCACATCTGCTGATCTTTTTGCAACCTTTGCACCCAGTCGATAGCCATCTTTTACAACTACTCATGCTTATCACCTCCATGAGTAGCAACAACTTCCGCTTGTTCAGCTTAGATCAGATAAGTATAGCTATATATCTTATACCATACAGGGAAGCCATAAGTTTAGCTTCCCTTTCCTTTACATTGATTCAACCTCATTAACGAGTATCTGAATATCGGATAGTAGTTCCTGCATTTTGTCGGCTCTTTTTTGTCCAACGCCTACATTTAGCGCCAACTTTCCATCTTCGATTACATAGATCATACCATCGATCTTTCTCGCTAATGCTTTGATGCTTTCCTTATCCATACATCTCCTCCATATTTTATTTTGCTTATGGTCTCCATGTATGATATAAGACATAGCTGTTAGCTAACTTTCTGTGTTATGTATTCCACAGAATTGCAACGCTTCATCGGTTGCCGTGCTTGCCGCCAACTTTGACATTGGGCGATATGATTCCAGAACATGTGTTGATTCGAGAACACAAGCTGGGCTATATTCATTTTGGAGAGCTGGCTATAAGCTAGCTATTGATGTATCCATACACACCATCCATAATTTACTTTATGATTCATTATCGCACATGCAGCGCAGCTTGTATATAGGACAAAGGTACTGGATATAGCTGGTACGAAAGTACTATATCATGCGACAATCGCATACGATGGAGAACATAGCCAGCATACCAGCCAATGGAGAACAGCATAAGCGATCATCATATGAGTAAGTCGTATGGATGTAGCGTATAAGCCAGGCGTATGGGATCATCGTATAATACAGAACATCAGCGATCATCCCATTATACCATCGATGGAGAACATCCCACACGATACACCCCTATGCCTATCGTATGCGACAAAGGCGGGGGTACGGTGTAGCAACTTATATACCAACATTTCATTATTTACTCTCTTTGCGAAAATTCTCGTTTTTGAAATTTCACTTCTGCGATATATGTTATGTTCTGTATTATGCCAGAATTTAGCAGTATTAAGCCCCAGAAGCAGATAGCATCAGAGCTTACTTCTAGGGCTTAAAGTTCAACTGGGCAGCCATTTATGATAGACTCTACTTCACATCACCTCCTTACTATTATAGAATAATATAACCGCAAGTATGTTACTTTGACCTTAACAGCTTATAGAGCTTCTTCCGAACAATAGGGCGAGTGGACAGATACTTTGCATAGCCAAGTTCAGGTCCTAGCGCTCTGAACGCATAGTACATTTCCCAGGCATCAGAATAGGTAAAAGGCAGCCACTTAATGGCAGAGCAATATTTGCATCTATATGCAGAGCCAGAGTGATCAGGCTCAGAGATACAGATCAGATGATGGGCATGGGTGGGAGAGAGATTGCAGGAGCTTCCAGGCCACTTGAGTAGCTTGAGTTTAGCAGTAGAGGCATGGGCTGAGCCTGCTGAGCTTCCTGCCAACTGGACGGCACTCCGCCCAACGGTTCTATAGCAGACTTCAGTTCTTCTAGCCTTAGTCCGATGTTCGCTACTCTCTCCCAACTGCCCTGAGGAGATGAAGTTGTCTCGTCTGTTGCAAGTTTTTCCATTTCCTCCTTTAGCATCTGTACCAACCTTGCATGGCGCTGGAGAAGCTGCAATCGCTTCTTTCTTACGTCTTGTGATAGTAATAGTGTTTTCCTCCCTCCGAAGTCCTTTGGTACTCGTACTGTATTATAATAGTGCATCGCTGCCTCTAGCCAGCAGCAGACTGAGTCAGTAGTCCTCTTGGCGTGCCAATGAGAAGTGTATGTACGGTGCATTTCAGATGCCATACCTCGATTTAGAACAGACCATGCCTTGCCAACAATCATAGGTTCATGAGATAGTATAGGCTGCTTACAGTGGTAACACTCAACTTCTCTTCTGCATTCAGTAATATGAATCTCCACTGTACGCTACCTCCAATTGATTATACTAAATTATACCATATAGTATGATGGTTGTCAATATGGCAGATCGGAGCGTGAGTTGTATAATGGCTGCTGGAGCTGATTTTATACTTGACACACCATGCACTATGATGTATACTAGATGTAAGAGGTGCAGTATGAATGATATCACTCCGCAGAATCATCCACTCGATCCTGATAAAAGTACTAAGAATAATATTCTGATTCAGGCTCCGCAGACAACTAGGACTCTACAGCAGACATTACCTCGAGAGAACAAAGAAACAGCCATAGCTAGTAGCGTGATACCTTGGCCTTATGACGATAATAAAGGAATGTATTTGGGGTATAGAGCGTGTGGATTTTCAGTCAGAGAAGCATTGAGAGCCATAGGCATAGGAAAGAGCAGTTTAAGCAACTGGCGGGCAGAGGATGCAGAGTTTGTCAGACTAGAGCAAGATTTACCTAATATTAGAAAGCAGTTAGCCAAAGACTATGTCGAGCTAGAGTTTCTGAGGAACTTTAGGTTAGTGCTGGAGAAGGATTTCAGAGTTGTACAGAAAAGCTTAGGCAATATATTAGAAGATGGTGAGCCAGCAGACATGAGCAAGTATGACCAGGAATATCTGCTCAAGATGCGAGGGCAGTATACTGTTGACCAGATGAAGGCACTGGAAGCAATAGTAGGTCAGCAGTCTGGATTTAGCTTTACTGAACTAATGCAGGATATAGATGTTGTAGGATTGCAGAGAACACAGACGGAAACAGTAATGGTTAGGCAGAAGCAAGATGACTAGCAGGAAGAAAAGTGCAGCATCTAGAAGAAATGCTACTAAAGCACATATGAGTAGAGTAAGGCTTAGAGAACCTAGAAGTGCAGGTAGAGTAAGACCAGCAAGAACTTCAAGGAGCAGATAATGAATCCAGACTTATGGCAACTTATGATATCAGCAGTAGGAATAATAGTAACACTAGTAGTTATCTGGGGAGGAGGAAAGAAAATCGAAGGCAGCATTGAGGCTAGGCTAAGAGCAGGCGACGAGAAGTTTAAGGAAATAGCCGAAGTATGTAAGAATCATAGTATAAAGCTCAGTGACTTAGAAGTCAAGGCTGCTACTGATGAGCAGGAATTACACAGCGATACAAGTTGTATCAGTAGGCTAAGTGAGCATGTTGGGAAGATAGAGAATAGAGTCACCGCCATTGAGGCTAAGGACTATAGTGGTTATAAGTAGCATAAGTAGCCCTAAAATGAGCCAGAAAGAAGCTCTAGCATTTATATTTGCAGACAGGAAGAGAAGGCTAGAGACTCTGCTAGAAGTTGAGGATAAGAGTAGAAGACTAGTTCCTTTTAAGCTCAATCCTATACAGAGTAATATGTTAGTTACTTCTACTGGCAGAGATGTCTATGTCAAGCCTGCACAGATAGGAGCTACTACGCTCTGGGCTGGAGATTTCCTATTAGATAATATTACTATCAATGGCACAACGTCAGTTATAGTAAGTTATGATGAGTTCAGTGCAGGAAGATTGCTGCTAAAGGCTAAGAAGTTCTATAGCTGTTTGCAGAGAAGGATTCCTACTATACCTAAGCTAGACCATAAGTCAGTGACAGAGTTGAGCTTTGAAGATAAGAAAACTAACTTCTATTCTAGCTACTATGTCTTTAGCGCCAAGAGCTATGTCATGGGCAGGGGAGAACCAATACACAACTTACTGCTCGATGAGTTTGCCTTTTATCCTGAAGATACACCAGGATTGATATTTGCTTCTGCAGTAAAAAGAGTACCATTAGTTAAAGGCACAAAGATAGTAATACAGTCTACTCCCAATGGCGAGGACAATCCTTTCCACGAACTGTACGCAGCAGCTAAAGAAAGAGCAGCTGTGCAGAAGGTTATATTCCTACCTCACTTCTACGAATGGTATTTGCATCCTGAATATGAGATGAAAGAGGATGATGATTTTGTTCTGCCAGGAGATGATATCTTTCCACTAAAGAATATAAGTCCAGAAGAAGAAGTACTGCTTATAAGATTTGCAGCAGTAGGACTAAGTGAAAGAACTTCTCACTCTAAGCTTAGATGGAGACGCTATAGCATAGAGGAAATGAAGTCTCTGAACAGAAAGGGCGAGAATCTAAAGTCTTTCCAGCAGGAGTGTCCTGAGGACGATATTAGCTGTTTCATAAGTACGGGCAGTAGCGCCTATGATACTAATATAATTACTGAAAAGATTCGGGGCTGCTATCCTCCTATCCAGCATAAGAGCTTAGTAAATAGCAAAGGCATAGCAGCAGGAGTCGACATATGGGTTCTTCCAGAGCCAGGATTAGGCTACGTTATAGGTTGTGATCCAGGTAAGGCTAAAACCTCCGAATCAGTAGCACACGTCTGGACTTTTAGGGACGGCTATCAGGATAAAGAAGGTAAGACAGTCAGTCCAATCTTCTTACACTGTGCCACTCTAGCGGGCTGGTATGATGAGGCAGAGTTTGGAGAATACTGTAAGCTGCTAGGTTACTACTACAACGAAGCAGTCCTGGCTCCAGAAGATAACTTAGACTTAGTTAGTCATGTAAGAGACTATCCTCAGCTATATTATAGAGATGATTTAAGAAATGGCAGTCCGACTAGATCAGTAGGCTGGCAGACTAATGTCAGCACTAAGCCTTACATGATTTCGGAAGTCAATAGGAACTTAGAATACTTAGACTGCAAAGATCAGAGATTCTATGAGCAGATGAAGAATGTGCATAGAGATGGAACAGTCAAGAGCGGTATCAGTGTAGTAGGCGCAGAAGATCATCATATGGCAGGCGGAATAGCTATAGTTTGCAGAAGCGCTATGCCTATTGCAAGGGGATATATAGGAAACTCAGGCGACAATGGAGGTTGGGATGAAAACTGGGGAAAGTAAGAAAAAATCAGCTCATAGAGACTCATATAAAGGAAAAGTTAACTTCTACTTTCCTTGCGGCTTCACAATAGAAGAATGCCTTAACTGTAAGAAAACAAAGTGCAGATTAGGATAGGAGCAAATTATGGAGCGTTCAGCAGTAGCAATTAAAGCCCAATGTACTAAGCTAAAGAACTTCTGGTCAGCCAGAGATTCTAAGATGCGGCAGTGGTACAAGTTGATCCAGATGGTTGATGAACTTAAGACTGACAAAATGGAGAGCTTTGTGGGCAACGATGCCAGGAGTATGTATAACTTAGTCCTCCATGTGTTAGGAGAGAAGATTCCTCATCGACTGAAGGACTATAATCTCGAAGATCCTGCTGCATCACAGGCTAATGAGTCCATAGGCAAGCTAATGGATAGATGCTGGTCTGATGCAGAGAAGCAATTCAGGCAGTCAGGACCTAGACAGAACTTACATAGAACAATAAGAGGTCTCATGCTCTCCACAGGCTGGTATGCAGTCTTTGCGCCTTTCTATGACGATGGCACAAGAGCATTTGCTGACGCCTGGAATCCCATAGAAGTCTACCCCATGTGGAATGTAGAGATGGGACTGGCAGAAGTAGCCCATGTATTTAGACTCTCAGGGCAGACTTGTTCCCATATGGCGAAGAAGAACAACTGGTCTGGCAACTGGACTAACGATCAGAATATCTGTGACTACTGGTGGATAGAGCCATCTGAGCTTCCCTTTATGCATAATGTGGTCTGGAATGCAGTTGTAGTTGGTAATGAACTAGTAAAGTTCGAGCCTACTAGATTTAGTAAGATACCAATATATGTAGCTCCAGTAGGAGGATTGCCAGATACAGGACCTTTATCTGAAGGGTCAGATATGAGTACTCAAAGCTACAATGCAGCAGGCAAAGGTAGCGGAGAGCGCTGGAAGGAAGAGATAGGGCAGTCAGTCATAGCCACTAATGAGAATATATACCGCACCTGGAATAAGTGGTGGACATTTAGTTTGCAGTTGCTAAGAGATACTGCACAACCGAGAGTCTTTGAGCGGAGTAGATCAGGCAAACCTATCGTCAAGCCAGAAGAAGTATTCCGCCGAGGTGTTATATGGAGAGGTGGTCCTGATGATTCTGTAGACTTCATTAGTCCTCCTGAAATGCCCCTGGAGCTGAGAAGCAATCAACTTGACCTTGAAGCCATGATGCAGAGAGGTGGAGTTAGCTGGTCTATGTATGGTGCAGTGCAGGGACAGATGTCTGCCTACGTTATGAGCCAGATCAGCGCTTCTGCTAACCAAGTAATGTCTCCTTTCCATGATGCACTGGAGAACTTATACAGCGATATAGATAATGACTGGTTCCAGGATATATTGGACAGAAACCTGCATCCTTACAAGTGGAAGCGCCCATCAGGAATTACTTCTGATATGGAGATAGACGCTAGCTTTAGTATTGAGATTCCTGGCGATATGGTACAGAGACTTACTGCAGCTAGAATGGCTGATCCCGAGTTTCAACTTAGCTACAGTTACGTAATGAGTAAGCTGTTTACAGATATCAAAGACCCAATGAGAGAAAAGGCTAGAGTACTAGCAGACCAAGCTGAACTCCATCCCACAAATAGCCTTATAGCTTTAGTACAGTACTATAAGAAGCAGGCTAACTTCTTATCTATATCAGGCGACAGCAGTACAGCCCAACTTTATCAGCTCGCAGCATATGCAGCTATGGCGCAGTTAAAGGCTATGTCTCAGCCCCAGCAACAGCCAGGACAGCAAAGTATAGGAGGTAGGTCGGAAGCATCTCCTCCTAGCTTAGGAGCGGAGGTATAATATGGCTATACAAGATATTAGTATCAAGAAACCTATTGACATATTGAAGGCAGAAGCACAGCAGCCTGAAGAAGCAGAGCAGCTATCTCCTCCTGTTACGCCTAATGAATATTATCCTGGCTACAATGCAGAACTTACTACTTATGGAGCTAAAGTATATAAGAGCTATAAGGATATTGGGACTATAACAGAGAAAAGAAAGCTACTTAAACTTCCTACTCAGATGAATAGACTTAGCCAGGAGCTAACTAATCCTGATATGCTAAAGTCAATGTCTGAGCTAAAGAGTAACTTCCAGCAGTATCAGGCAGATATAGATAGCAGTTTAGTTAGTGTAAGTAATGATGAGTGGAGATATAGCATACTAGCTACATTACCTGCGCTAATGATAACTAATGGCGCAGCAGGAGAAGGAATAGACTCAGCAGACTATGTATCTAATCTATTCCCTAACAAGAATGCCACGCAAGAAGATTTAGACTGGTTACAGGACACATTCAGTAAGCTAGAGTACATGAAGCCTAAACTTCCAGAAGGCTATAATCCCGACATGTCTATGGAAGAAATGAGCCAGAAAATGCTAGCCTCAGCTCAGGCAGAAATCTCTAAGCCTGATAGACCTCTTAGGGCGCTATCGACCATGACTGGTGAAGAAATAGCTAAGTATACTTCATCATTTAGAGCAGAGCCTGAACAGACTGGTGGTATGACTGCTCAGGAATATAATGCACTACTTAGCTATATGTCTATGACTGAAGAAGATAAGATATCAGTCTACGACTTTATCTCTACCAACATGACTCAGTGGAAGACTGAATCTAATTTTATAGAGCTTACAAGGAAAGGACTACTAGAGGCTAAGAGTCCTGAGATGTTGCCTACTGACTTCCTGAAAGCTATCGTAATAGCTCCTATGGCAGCTACATCACAGCTACTTAATAAGATATATGACTATACTGTCCGACCAGCAGTATCTGCATCTGTAATTGGCACTCATAGAATATTGGAGTCAGTGCTACCTGACTTTGCTAAGGATACTGATGCGGAGGCATTAGAGCAACTATATCTGAAAAATGTAGCAGATGGCACTAATATATTTGCCGCTCTGTCAGGAGCCTATAATGACTGGGATATGCCTGGCTGGTATAAGTTCTTAGCTGAAACTTCCTTTGACCCAACAACTTGGCTAGGCTTGGGAGTCTACGCCAAGACAGTCGATATGGGCGCTATAAATATTCTTAAGCTAGTAGGCAAAGGCGATAAGCTAGTAATACCGTCTAATACTTTCTTCTCTAGCAACATGGCTACTAGAGTCGGCACAAAGATAATGTCAGTTGAGAATGGAATACAGAACGCCATGAATGTTCCTTTTGTGAAATTAGCTTCTGCAGTAAATAAGATTCCTCGCACTACAACTCAACTCTCTAAAGACTTTGCCCGAACTACTAGTCAGCTATTTAATGCAGTTGTAATGAGAAATAATAATACCCTTACTTCTGCATCTAAAATGACTCTTATTGATATTGACAATGCTGTTAAAATAGTCAAAGATAATATGTTCAAGCAGAATGAAGGCGGAAGTATGTATAGTACTCTTGCCAAACATATGGGCGAGTTTGAGTATCTTACTGAAAAGACAGTTAAGGAAAAGTTTGGCAAACTAGCTGATGGAGTTAACTTTGATACAAAAGTGCTGGCAGATATTAATGGCGATTTAATAGATATAGTAGAAGGAAACTTTACTGATAAGATAGTAGCTGGCAGTCTGCTCAGTAGAATAGGCAAGGATGCAACTAATCCTGATGTACTGAAAGAAATGCTTAACTTTGTAAAGAAGTTTAAGTCAGATATTCTGTCCAATATAGATAGCATGACTGCCGGCAAAACTGTAAAGGACAGACTTATCAATATGTTCGATACACTCAAGAATACCAGACATACTAATCTATCCCATCCTGTATCGCAGTACTGGAATATAGCAGGGCGCAAAGTAGGTTGGATTAGCACTAAATCTGACGCCATATTACACTCAGCAGTTCTGACTAACTTAGAGAAATATACCACAACTCCTTATGCTAGGATGCAGTTACTATTCGTTAACTTTGGACCTTGGAACTATGTTGATAACGCTTTCAGAAGCTTCTTTGGCGGAGGAAGATTAGTAGTACCCAGTGATTATACTGGCTTAATAGATATGGAAGTAAAGTATGGCAATACTGCCGCTTATCCTATTGAAGCATCCTGGATAGAGAGAAGACACAGAGACTCTAGCGCCACATTCGGTATAGCAGCAGGAAATAGAGAGAAGTCCTTATATGATAAAGGCATACCTCTAGTTACTAAAGACTTATATAATAGTAAAGGTGAGATCATGGGCAAGAGTATTACTTACCGAGGACAGACTTACACTGTATCTTCTATGGAGGGATGGAATAGAATCTGGGATGACCAAACTGACATACAGCGATATCTCAATATGGAAGTATGCATTGACAAGAAACTGGCAGAAATAGCTCCAGAGAAAGTTGGCGAGATTACTAGCATTATGAGCGACTTAGCTCCTGACCTAAAAGCCATAAAATCCTTTGATGCAGGAGATATTCCAGGACTAGATAGAAGGCACTTTGCCTATGCTGCTAATAGCTCAGAAATGTTTAGAACTTTGCAGGACATTACTACAACTCAATTAGCCAGAAACATAATGATTAAGCAGTTAGCTAGAAGCTTGAAGTCTAATGCTAATGTTCCGTCTGGAGTAAAGCAGTACATGCGTGACGGAATTACAGATGGAAGCTTTCTTAAGGACTTAGCTAAGTCTAGAGAGAATGTTATAGCTATGTGCAGAGATCAGAATATAGCTCAACTGCAAGTACAGGAGGATCTGCTAAAGAAACAAGTAGAGCGATTCATAAAAGATGGTGCTCCTAATGATATTTCAGAGTTCAGAAACGATATAGCTAATGTTACTAATGTCTTTGCAGCAGTTAGAGACAGAATGCATGAGTACAGAGCTACTGTGGAACTGAGAAAAGCTGCTCTGCCATTGGGGAGAGAAAGAGACTTATTTGAAGAAGGTAGCGCTAAGGTACTAAGCAACTTTATCAAAACTAGTAGCGATCAACTTACAACCTATATTAATCAGCTAAAGAATAATGTTGCAGGACTAGAACCAGTAGTACAGGTAGAACTCAACGCATTCGGTAATGTATACTTAGAGCGAGTAAAGCTTAATGCAGATTTGAGAGAAGATTTGCTAAAGATAGAGTCTAAGATTAGCTCTACTCCTATGAAGAAAAGAGATGATCGCTTCTGGAATCAGATCGGTGATGCTAAGAATAAAATCTGGTCTGCGCATGAGACTGCCAGCTATGATGTTGACTCCAGAACTCTCCTAGCTCAGAGAAACTTTATGGACGCTATAGGTGAAAAGCCTTTCATTCCTCAGGCTGTTGATCCAGTGCAGAAAGGAATACTCACTGTCCACAACTTAGCTCAACTATTTGGTGCTACAGGTGACGAAGCAGTTAGCAGACTACTTACAACTGTAACCAGCCAGGTTATCGTTCGCCCTCGACAGAGCTTCATAGTCTATGTCCGAGATCAAGCTAATGCCTACGCCAAGGCTAGATTAGGTATAGGTAAAACTGCCTCTGATGCAGGCTTTACTGATGAAGCTATTGGAGGCCTGTATGATAGCCTTTGGGAAAGATTAGGCATACAGAAATCAGCGGTACAAGTAGATACTGTTCAGCTTCAGGAAATAGATAATATATTTAAGGAAATAGATACTCTCTATGCAGGAGTTAAAGTTCCTGAATCTGATGTTCTGAAATATAAAGATTATGTTAAGAAGTTTGCTGACAGACTTGAGCAGACTAGCATGTATAGACCTATAAAAGACTTGCCTCTCAGCGGATGCAATCCTGACTTAAATCAGCAACTTAATATTCGCTTTGCAGAGCTTACCAAGAATGTTCCTGTACCTGGCATGAAAGGTAGTCAGGCTGATCTATTCTCTCAAACTAACAAGTGGCTACATCAGACTGACAATGAAGCTTTGCAGAATATAGGTAAAGCAGCTTCTGCCAATCCCGAGTATCTATCAAAGATGCGAGCTATACTGAAGGAGCAATATCCGTCTGGAAAGATAAGGATATTCAGAGGTACTGGTGCTGCCAAGATTAAGAACCTTGATCCTCTGAATAGAGAATACGTTAGTGTAACATCTGATAGAGAGACAGCTATAAAGTTTGAGGATACATGGATAGGCATAGATCCTACTCCATCCACTAAACCTTCATTAGACGATATAGTCATTAATATAGAAGATGTATTATCAGTAGGACAGGTAGGAGAGTCTGAACTAATCATATCATCCAAAGTGCTGAAAGATAGAATCTCTAATCCTCTTCCTATGCCAAAAGAAGGCGAAGCATCCTGGTTAGCTAATAAAGATCGAGCTTCAAAGTTAGGTCTAGAACAGCACTACATGGACTTTCCTGACTACACTCAGCAGAACTTTATCGACGAGTCTATGAAGCAGATATTTCCCTTCTGGTGTGTTCCAGATAATACTAAGATACTTACAAAAAGCGGTTGGAAGAATAGAGTAGCGTTATCTATAGGAGAATTGGTGCTTACTATGAATCATTCTACTATGAATACAGAGTGGCAGCCAGTTAAAGATATAGCAGTTTTTAACTATGACTCTGACATAATGGTAATCCCAGCAAAAGGAAAGGATATTAAGTTTACTCCTAATCATAGATGGTATACTTTTAGTGATAGAGATCATAAGTTAAAGGAAAAGAGAGGCTATCAACTAACTGATACTTATGATATGATTCCTAGATCATTACCTCATGAGTTTCCTACATATTCTATACTTAGTCCTAGATTATCAGAAGTACTAGGATGGATAGTTACTGAAGGATACCTAAATAGTCCTAGGACTCAGAGACCATACTTTATAATATATCAGTCGTCTAAGAACTATGTGAATGATATAGAAGCTTGTACTGGTTCTAAGGCATACTCTAGAAGTAAGATTAATGATCCATATAATATGGTAATAAGAGTTAGTGCTGACGATACTGAAGAAATACTAAAAGTGTACTCATGTAAAGATGATCTTCCGTTATTAGTTACTAAATTATCTAGAGAATCTACTGAATCTATGTGGAGAGCAATGTCATTAGCTGAGAGTAACTATGATACTGCTTATAATGGAAAGATATTTCATACGTTTCTTCAGAATCCAGGTCCAGTATCAGATTCATATCAGATGCTGTGCTTACTACTTGGTAAGGCTATTACTATTGGATTAAGATCTGATGGTATTGAGGAGACTTATATAATTAATAATACTAAGCCATTCCAGGCCAAGCAGTGTAGGAGAATGTATAATGAGCACTATAAAGGTAAAGTATGGTGTCCAGTAACTGATAATGGAACCTGGATAGCTAACTTTAATGGTTCAGTACTTCCAACTGGAAACACATATGAAACTTTCCGTTGGCGTTGGATGCCTAGAACATTCTTGCGTACACCAGGAACTTTCACTGCTATGGCTCGCTGGAATGAGAACACTGACAACGGCTATGTGCCTGTTCCTGGAACAGACTGGGATATGAATCTACTCCGAGGCACAACTATGATGGGTGGACTAAGGAGCTTCTACTCCAAAGATTCTCCATCCTTCTATAACCGCTATCCTGGATTAGAAATGTTTGAGAAACTGAGTAGATATGGATTCTTTCCTGGATTGCCAGTACAAGGCACAATGACTCTGCTCGGTGCCTATGGCAGAAAGAACTGGGGCGAGTTGCTGCCACCTTGGGTTACTACTCCTTTATCAGCATTAAGAGAATTAAGTCCCAACAATCTTGGACCTATAATAGATGAAGTCTTTCCTGAATCCTATGCTGACTACAGAACATCTATGATCCTAGCCTCCGAAGGTCATGACGCTAATGCTCTCTGGAAGAAGAAGTACAATGAAGAAACTATGACTCCTGAGGAGCAAAAGCTATGGAATAGTGCAGCTGCTTCTGCTAATGGCATCCGTAGAGTCTTTGAAGAACAAATAGGTCTAATGCGACTCAGGACTGATGAGTACAATAAGTATAAAGAAAACTGGAAACTTGCCATAGAAGAAATGACTGGCGTATCTGTTCAAGTTCAGGATCAAATAGATAAGATGTATCCTATCACAGGCAAGCGATTCGCTGACTATTATCCTCTTGACGTCTACCAACAGAAACTGCTCTATACTTATGAGGACTTCAGAAACTGGCAGGGTCTAGCAACTCCCATGTATCCTTCATCCTGGACTAATATGGAGATAAAGATTAGCGACTACTATGATGAGGTAGATAAGATTAACCAGCAGTTCAGACACAATAACCAGTACAATGAAGCTGGAAAGGTAGAATCCTATAGCGAAGACTCTATTGACGAGCAGTTCAGAACTGGCATTATCAATGGCTCCCAGTGGGTTAGCAGTATGAGTAGTATAGAATCATCTCGCTACAAATCAGTAGAAGCTCTGCAAAATAGCTCAGCCTACTCAGGTATTCCTCTCAGTTATGAAGACAGAGTAAAGTGGATGGAAGAGAAAGGCGAGATAGTTCCTACACTAGGTCCTAGCCAGGAACTGCTTTACTACTACTATGAACTCAAGCCTGCGCAGAAATGGAATACCGAAAGTGGCAAGTATGAATCAGACTGGGATACTTACTACGCTCATGTAGATAATCTGCTGAGTAGTCTTGAGCCTGCGTATAGAGATAGACTTCTCAAGCGTATACAGTTCGAGTGGTCTGATATGCGGAGACTATATTGGAAAGTCAGCCGAGACTTCATCCAGCCTTATAATCAGATTAGAGATGTAGTAATTAGCAGCTACGATAAAGATTCTCAATACTGGATCAATGCCTACATGAGAGCGGATACAACTGAGCAGAATAGAATAGAGCAGTTTAATCTCCCTGACGGACATAAGTTGATCTCTGACTTCAATAGCAAACTTTCTGCTGTCCATGAGTCCATGCGAATGTCTGATCCTGAACTCGATGCATGGCTAAACTTCTTCGGCAAAGTTACTAGCTTTAAAACTAAGGATGCCGAGACAAAGTATACTGCCTTGAGGTCTAAATATACAACTATTCCTGCCACTAAGTAATGTATAACATCAGCTCCGCTACAATTATACTTGACAAGCAATAGCACTTAATGCTATACTGATATTATATTAAAGGAGGTTTATACTATGCCTGAAGGAGCAAATCCTGCCTCAGGTAGCGATACTAAAGCTCCTGAACCTAAGTTCGAAATCAAAGAGGGCAAAGTCCTAGTTGATGGACATTCTTATGTTAAGGAAGCCGATCTTATCGCCGCCAAAAGGAGTCTTGAGTCTCAGATTGCCGACCAGCAGAAAGTTCATACTGAAGCCTACGATAAAGCCAGGTTAGAACTCTCTTCTGCTCAACAGCAGATTGCAGCCTCAAGCGCAAAGATCAAAGAATTAACCGAAGCCCAAGGTAAGGGTGCGAGTGAAGCTAACAGTGCTGAACTCACGAAGGCTAGAGAAGAGCTAAAGTCAGCCCAGGAAGAGGCCAAAGTAGCAAAGGAGTTAGGAGTAAATTATAGAAAGAAACTGCTAACTGTAGCTGGCGGAGTTCCTGAAGATACATTAAAAGATATGTCTATGTCTGACTTAGATGGTCTTGAGAAAGCCTTAACTATATTAGGAAAGGCAAAAGGTGGCTTAGGAAACTACGCCACAGGTGGCGGAAATGGCGGAAGTTCTACTCCTCTAACTTCTATGGATAGAGCTAAGGCTCTCTTAGCAGCTACGCCTATAGCAGGAGTAAGGAACAGTTCACAACAGTAAAAAATAAACTTAAGGAGCAAAGTATATGGCGGACTCAGGCGGGCATTGGTCTACACTTGCCGAAGCGCAGAAACTAACTCAATCACTTAAAGTTCCTGGCGTATTCGAGGAAGATATAAAGCGTAACAATCCTATTGATAGAATACCTGTAGCCCAGGCAGCTGGAACAGGACTAAAAATAGAGTGGCTTAGAGAAAAGACCACTACAGAAGACTATGTTGGTGAGACTGGTATCGGTGATCAGCTTACTTGGTCAGAAGATGTAGAGTATGAAGAGAAAGAGACAACTCTGCAAAGACTCTATATCCAGCGCAAGTTGGATCACTATGTTCAGGGCATCTACAGCACCTATAATAACTATGAGGCACAGATGCTACTCGAATGTGAGAAAGGACTAAGACGCAAACTAGGCGCCAGACTCATCTATGCTGATGCAACTTATGGTGGCACGCCCACTCAGTTCGATGGTTTTCATGCCTTAGCAGCCGAGCATGGTACTGCTTATAGTTCATCTGCAACTACCAATGATGCTAAGAATATTGATAATGGCAGTACTGGTCTTAGCCTTGGATATCTCAGAGTCCTCTGTGATGCTATGACTCACGGTATTGATGAACTACTGATGCCTTATGAGATCGTTCGCAATATCGATCAGGCATATCAGGAAAAAGGTTTTACTGGTCTTAGCTTCGGCGCAGGTCAGATGTCCTTCATGACCATGGGCTTCAATGAGGCAGGAAAGAGAGTTCTCTTCTGGGATGCAATACCGATTACGAGAACTGACTTCTTAGTCGCTGAGGAAGCTGACACTGGTACTGGAGCATCTAGCGATAAGCGAGGTCTATACTCTAGTGATAAGTCTTACTCAATCTTCGCTGTAAAGTACGGCAACAGCAACTTAGGTTCTCCTGATCCTGGCATTGTCTTCACTTACGGTGGCACACAAGGTCAGGGTGACTTATACAAGCTAGTCCGCTTCCCTGAACTGGAAGACTATGATGCTGGTGGCATAAGACTTGTAACCTATGGAGCAGTTGTGCTAAAGTCCAGCCTCTGTCTCGGTCGTATCTGGGATGTAGATGACGCACCTATAACAGTCTAACTTACAGACATGGAAACCCATATCTGCTGAAATGCAGAAATAAATTATTAAGGAAGGTTTGAACGAAATGTCTGATGTAACTACTAAAGTAAATTATTCCCTAAGAAATCACAATGGAGAGATGATATTCCTGAACGGCTTTAGCCCTAAGGATCAGTTCTCTCTCTCAAAGGTCGATCCCTACTTAACTGGCGGAAGTGTAGTTAAGCAACTCCCTATCGGCACCTGGGCTTTCAAGGATCAGAGGAAGTTCATCTACTCTTACGCAGGCGGTACAATCCTGGGCAATAGCAGACTACTCGTTGATGCTAACTATACTCCTGGAACTTCTACTGGTGCTGATTCAACTGGTTTTGAAGGCAATATTCAGGATGCAGTATCTGCCGATGGAACTACTGTAGTGATTGAGGATACCACTGATAGAGTCGTTGATTACTATCAGGGCGGATATCTTACCGTCTTTGATGCCAGCGGTATAAAGTCCTTCACTGTTCGTATCCATGCTTCTGATGTAGCTACCAGTGCAGATTCTGTTACTCTCTACATCGATGATGGAGTTCCTTATGCAGTAGCAGCCGATACCTATTGCTCTGCTTTCCGCAGTCCTTACAGCAACGTAACTCAGCCATCATCCACTCACTATGAGGGCTTCATTGGGGTAGCTCATGAGGCAGTAACATCAGGTTACTACTTCTGGCTTCAGACCAATGGTCCTGCCTGGTTAGCTCAGTATGCCGCAGCCTCAATTCCAGGCTATACTTCTGACTACCTGGATGCCTATGCCTGGTATGATGGTACTGTAAAGGTCGGAGCCACTGCTGGTGCTCTCACCTACGTTGGCAACTCCTTTGGAAGACGTGAGAGTGGCTATGGCGAAACTTTCATCAACATGAAATTAGGATAAAAGGAGAAAGAAATGGCGTTACCAAAAGGTGTTCGGATTCCTCAGAAAATAGGTCCTGGTGATATAGAAGCTGAAAAAGAAGCTACTAAAGAATCTAAGAAACCTGAGAAAAAATAAACACAAGAGGGAGGGTCTGAGAAGGCTCTCCCTCTCAACACAGGAAGTGTAAAATGGCTACTCCTGAAACTGGTATAATTATATCTGATGCAGTATCATTTCAGATAAAGATCGACAATACAGGTACTATTCACCTCTACAACAATGTTAGTGGTGTCTGGGTAGAAGATGGTGCAGTAGCTATAAAGTTCACCAAGTTAAATGTGACTACTGAATTAGCTACTGGAGATGCTGTAGGAATAACAGAAAACTTCAACTGCAACGATGGAGCTAAGAGGATAAAGAAACTTCACGTACTAAATGGCATAGTGACTAAACTGGAGGTCGAGAATGCCTAATCCTTCAATGGACAATCTGACTAAAGACTCTAACAACAAAGATATCCAGGATGCTATCTCAGCCGAGATCAAGCATCTAATGGAAGCCAAAGGTTATGACCAGAAACAAGCTGCTGCTGCTGCCTATGCAATGGCAAGGGAAAGGTCAGGCAAGCGACTCATGTCGCAAAAATAAATAAGCATACACTGCTTCGAAAAGAGGAGGAGCATTAAATGACTAAATTAGCATTATCTACTCACCGCTTTATAGGGCTTAGTACTGATACTAAACCCACCACAGTTCCCATCGGTTCTACCTTCTACGAATACGATACAGGCTATACCCAGATTACTTATGACGGTACTAACTGGGCTATTAAGGACTCCAATATAGCATCCAGTACTCTCTGGCAATATGGGCATCCTGTATGCAGATCAACTGGAGTCAGCCAATCCTACTGGGCTAAATCAGTTATATCTCCTTATGGACAAAAAGGCTCAGGCTGGAGTATAATCCTAAATGGCGGAGTACAAACTGGTGCTAACTGGGCTGGAGTATACATTCCTGCTAATGAAATATCTGTCAGTCAATTTAATACTGCTAAGTGGGCTTATTATATGACTGGTACAGAAACAATGGGCGTTGGTATAGTTCTCTGGGTACACGATCCAGATGACTTTGACAAGCGAGCTGAGATTACTCAACTTGGCAGTACAGTAGAAAAATCAGCAGGCTGGGATGCTCATGAGTTTGACTCAATAGATACTGGACTATTCTTCTATGGTGAGAATACTACTGGTACTGATCTAACTGCTGGCACTCAATACACCTGGGCTGAGTTTCAAGCTGACGCCTTATTTAGCACCTGGACTATATACAGAGTTAGCCTTGAATATGGTTGGGAAGCATCAGGAACTTTTGATCCAGTATGGATATCTGATATTACTCTTAATGGGCAGAAGATCAATCTCTCTCCTACTCGTGATGATCTTGAGGCTCCGGTTTTCCAGTACTCTACTGCTACCACTGGTGCTTTAGCTACTGCCTTAGCTCCAAAGACTCCATTCAGACTTCTCTCTGTGCATCTTAACATCAATACAGCAGGAACTACTGATGAGGCATTTACGATTACTCTCGATGCAGGTAGAGTAGCTACTGTATATGATACTTTACTCTTAACTCAGAATACTAAAACTCCTGCTGTAACTGATCTCTTCACTACTTTTGGTGAAGGCTATGACTTTATGGAAGATGATGAGATTGACTGTGCCTGGGCAAATACTGAAAATAGGACATACGGACTGACTTATGCTTTCCGTGTGTTGCCATAAGGAGATAAACTAAATGGCTAAAGAAACTATACTAAATGGCATTCTGCAAGGTGGTGCTGGAGGAGCTAGTAGTACAACTTGGAATGATGATGTTCTAATAAAGTTAGGTACTGATGGAGATGGAGTCGCATTATTAAGGTCAGCGGTTCTAAATGCCGATACTACTTTAACCAGTGTATTGATTGGAGGAACTCCCGATACTCATGCTCTAGCGGCTAACTCACTTATTATCGCTAACGCTACAGCAGATGGAGATATCCTGATAGCTGGAAACGATGGCGGTACATCAAGACAGTTCATATACTGTGATGTGAGCGCAGGCAATATATATCTTGGTGGCAAAGATGGAACACCTGGAAATGCCACTGGCGTAGGCGATGCTTACTTTCCCGCAAAGATAGAAGTAGATGGGAATGCTTATTTTGATGGGAATGTAGAATCGTTCACAACTGTAGAAAGTCCTATATTCGTGACAATGGATACAACATATAACAGAACTTCCAAGATTAGGGCTTCGTTATTAGATACTAATGCTATGTCTCTTATGATAAATCTTAATACTGCGTCAGGTATGATTGTCCCTAGTTTGTCGATTACTGGGGGTATTTTAGACTTAAATTTAGGTTTATTTGATGGAATTACTCAACCATTATTCTCAATATTAGAAAAAGGTAATCAACTCCATACTATGACCGATGGTATTGCCAATGCAGGTGCAGCAACTGCTATCCTTAATCATACAGGTGGTTTTACTAACTCAGTTGTTGGCGATATTGTCAGGATCACAGCAGGCACATTATGCACTACTGGCTGGTACTGGATAACAACTGTAACCTCTGCGGATCAAGTCACTCTTGATAGAAACTATACCTCTGGCGATACTACCAATGTGACCTGTGTAGTATTCCATAACTTCCCTATGATTGGAGCAGATGGTGTCTGTCTTAAATGCTTCGATGGTGCGCCTGCTGATGCTAATACTGAAATAGACCGAGATGGTTGGATTCAGTTAGATGTAGGCAATAACTTACTTTATGGACGTAGTCAAACAGTATGGCAACACTGGACTCCTGATGGAGGCAGTCCTAACTTTGCAGCCATAGACATTGATACCACTGACATCACATTCAATACTTCAGTCGACTCTGCGGCAGTTGAGGATAAAGTCAGCCTTGGAGCTTATGAGATATCTGCTGGTCATAGAGCACTGGCGATTAGTAGTGAGGAAGTAGTAGCGGCAGATGTTGACGAGACTAAATTTAGTCATAAGTTACCTGTTCGGATAAACGGTGCAACCTATAACATCATGCTCTGTGCCACGTAGAGAATAAATAAATAGGAGAGATATGATAGACGAATTAATTAAAGACAAAGAAGCCTTGGAGCAAGAATTATTACAGGCTCATAAGATGCTATTAAAAGTTCAAGGTGCGCTTGAATACGTTAATAAAAAGATTCAAGAGGACATTGAAAAGAACAAACCGAAACCCGAAGCAAAGTAGGATCATCATTATGAGAACTCTAGTTGCTAATCATATCTTAGCGCAACAACAGGATAGCAGAACTCCTTATATCTATATGATCTTTAAGGATAAGACTGAAGTCACTACTTATGATTTCAGTACTGACTCTACTGCTTACGGTAATAGAATCCTTCTTATTGATCACACTGAAGAACCTTACAATGACTTTGCCTATATCATGTTGCAGAATACTGATAGACTAGTTCCTGATCTCAAAGGCTATCATACTAACATAGGCTATGGAGATACATACAGTGGAACTAATTATTATAGTAGCTCTCCTAAACTTTGGGTTAAGGAACAGCGCACTGTATCTGCAGGAGGCAAACTCTATACCTTATTAGTTCTTGAAGGTATCTGGGGATTATTTAGAGAACAACTCCTAATTGGTGATATGAATACTGCACTACTTAAGCGCTACTATGATCCTGATAACTTTATCGATGAGTATCCTACTGACTTGCAAACAGCTACAGTATTCTACCTACTCTACTACATCGAAGAATACATCGATGCAGCCTGCGGAACAGCGATAACTATTACTATGGACTCTACTCAGGACGATGGTATCATAAATAGCTATGTGCCAGGAAAAGAACTCAATGCCATTCCTTATGAAAGCTGTGCTGACTTATTCCAGCAACTGCTAGGTTTTACTAAGTGCTTTGTAAGGATAGAGGAGACGGATAACTTAGAGGTTAGATATCCTCAAACTACTGAGTCAGTAGATCATACTTACTACTCATACCAGCAACACTATTTCCTTGAATATACCAACAACGATATTCTCCTAATTCCTAATCATATAGTAGTCTTAGCAGGACAGTATCTTGAAGATAGCGGAGATCATCTTGCTGGCGACTGGCCTCCCTATGACCAGATTATTAAAGCAGAAGCCCAGGATACTACTGAAATAGCTGCTTATATGAAAGTAACTAACTTACATTATGCAGGCTTTATACAACAGCAGGCAGATGCTCAGGATAGAGCAGATGCTATAATGTATAAAGTAGAATATCAGCTCTTACATGGTAAGTTAGTAATTCCTCATGACGCAAGTGTGGAACTGTATGACTTAGTAGAAATAGTAGATACGAGAGGAAATTAATAAAGTAGATATTTTATAGGAGATATGGTGCTATATTGTCAAGCAAGTACTACTAAAACTAAAAGAATAACATCTACAAATTACGATACATATGAGAACTATTCTGATGCTCATAGTACAGATGGATCATTAGGAAAGATATTTTCTGACTCAATAGTTAACCAATTCTGGGGTGATCCTGATTATGAAGGGGTACATCATTACTTTCATATTAATAGGTCATTTATATTCTTTTACACCGCTGGATGGGTAGGTAAAGTTATTGGGACTATAAATTTAAGACTATATCTTACTTTTACATATAATGATACTATTCCTAATAGTTTGATTGTTGTTAAAAGTGGTATGCCAACATATCCTAGTGATCCAGTGGTACTAACTGATTTTAATACTTTAAACTATCCCACATTAATAGGTTATTCAGTAGTACCATTAACTAATGGGTATTTCTGGATTCCCCTAAATAATTCGTGTATAAATACATCAGGATGGACAAAATTATGCCTAACTACAGGAGATGACTATACCAATACCCCTTCTCTATCTGGTCAGCCTTCACCAGGTGGAGTAGGTTGGTCGCAAGGATGGAGTTTTAATAATGATACTGGTTCTATGCTTCTTAGTAATGATGAAGTAGAATCAACAAATACTACTGATAGGATAGGTTCTATCCGTCATGTACTAATGCCTGGAATCTACAAAGCAGAACTAACACTAGGAGGATTATCTAGTGGTATAGATATGCCAGACCTATATGTTCCTAAAGGATCATTAACTGAGAAGATTCCTGGTTCAACAGTTCCTAAAGCTAAGGAGCCTATAATAGAACCAACTATAACTACCATACCTACTGCTACAGATACTACTCCTGTCTCTGGCTATAAAGGAGCCTTCAATATCTTTCCTAATAATAATATTCCTGCAACTACTTTATCTCTCATTCAGCAGTCTATATCAGCAGACTTAGCAACATCTAAACCTACTAGTGCATTAGGTCTGGCCTGGAGCATAGCGACTGCACCTATCCGCTCAATCTGGAACAATATCTTTGGAGGTAAGTAAATGCCTATATCTCGCTCTAAGCCGCCTTCTACCTATGTACCGTATAATTATCTTACGCTCAGAGGAGGTACTGTAGGTACTAGCATAAAGCTAACTGATGGCGCTGGAAATCCTGTTGATCTGACTAGCACAGAGCAATTACTTTTATCTATCCTTAATGAACTTACAATAATAAGACTTATACTTAGTGAGTCTTCTGAAATATCTATATCTAATGATGAGATTAATACTATAACGGAGGATAACGATGGAAATTAGAGACGCAGTATCAAGGACTTCTGCTGGAGTTAACAGTCTTGGTCAGCTTGCAGTAGAAGCATCACAACTATCTCGGCAAGCATACATAAGCAGAATGACTGGGGAGGCATTCTCCTGGACTGCTGCAACTGCTGACTTAGCCGCAGCAGACACAGCGCTCTTAGTGGCTAATATACATTCTACTAAGAAGCTATATGTTACTAAACTATATGTATACTCAGATGTTCCTACTAGAATACAGATTAATCTTCCAGCATACCCGACTTTAGCTGGCACAGCAGTAACTGGCATATGTCTGAATAGAGCTAAAGCTCTAGATGTAGCTGCCTATGCGTTAGCCTATGCAGATGAAACTGGTAACACTCAGGCTAACATAATTAAAGTACTGGTATCGAATGAACTAGCTACTGATCAGTTTGGCGTCTACTGGGACTTTGATGGTGGCTTGATACTTCCTTATAGAGGCTGTGTAGGCGTAGATATAGTAACTGATTCGGGCGCCTTTGACTGCAGCATTGAAGGCTATTACGAATAGGAGGTAGCAAATGCCTTATCCAGTAAGATTAGTTGACGCTAGAACTGGTAGACCTCTGGACATAGATAGTCTAGATGGTACGTTAGTAGTTATAGACTACGAGCATCATAAGGTGCATGAAGGTGATCACTTTATGTTTAGTTACATAGAGGCGGACTTTGATATAGCAGATGCATTAGCGCTACTGCTAACAGTAAAAGACAAAGCTATACATCTAAACTATGACTGTATAACTAGTAAAGATACTACCATGACTCTCTATGAAGGCACAACGCATACTGAACTTGCAGACATAGGAATTACAGTTAACAACAATAGAGTAAATCCTAAACCTAACACAATGCGAGTCACTACCAGAAATGTTGATGGCTCAGATGGTACTGCTATTTGGCAGACATACTTTGGCTTAGGTGCTACTCCAGCGAGTATAGGTTCAACTCCCTCTAGATCAGAAGTAGAACTTATCCTTAGACCTAATACTAAGTATCTGCTAAAAGTAGTCTCAGGTACTGATAACAGCTATGTATCAATACATCTCTACTGGTATGCGGAGGAATTACATGACTAAATTTATTCCTCAGAGCTTTAATGACTTACTAGCACTAATACTTATATTCTTAATTCCTGCCATCTGGATAGCGCAAGGTTGCGGTAAGATAACAATGCCTACTGAAGTCAACGGTGGTCTGCTAGTTACCTGGACTCTTATAATTCAATATTATTTCAGAAAAGCAAAGACGGAGGCATAGTATGGGCAACTATAAACATACATACAGAGGGGAGGCTGCGGGAGCAGGAAGGTGGTTGGGTGGTACCTTGGACTTAGCGTTTAGCTTTCTGCTAGGAGGATACTAATATGGGTGGGAAAAGTCGCAACATGATTCGAACTGACATGCGATTAGACTTAAAAGATTCAGGCTCTCTATGGTCTAATGCAGAACTCGACCGAGCGTATGAGAAAGCAGTCAGCGATTTCAGCCGCTTTTATCCAAGGCAGAAAGTGCTGGAAGATACTCTTAGCTTTGATGTTACTGACGAGAGCATTACAACTCCAGCAACTACTAATCTCACTGCCATATGTTCTGCAGCAGACATTAACGTAGCAGCAGGAAGTACACTTACTATCTCAGGTCAGCCTGATGTACCTAGGGTGCTGACACTGACTCTCACTGACGCTAACAGCTCTACTTACGGCGCAACATTTACTGTCCGTGGTACTGATAAATTTGGCAAGGCTCTTACTGAGCAGCTCCACTACAATAGAGGAATGAGTAAGACTCTCACTGGCATTAAAGAATTCAAGACTGTCTATGAAGTAGAGCTAGAGTCTGACAGCGGATCAGGCGCTGGAGATACTCTATCCGTAGGCTATAGTACTACCTACACTTCCTGGATATATCTAGCATATAAGCCTATAGAAGAAAAGTCTGAAACCGTAACTAATGCAGCAGGAACTACTACATATAGTAGAGATACTGACTACCTTATGGACTACTACAACGGCAGAATCAAGCTAATCTCAGGCGGTTCTATGGCGGCTAGTACTGCTTACCTAATAGACTATAAGAAAGATAACATCAATATCGACCTAACTTCTATTCCTGACTTAATCCGAGTTGACCGAGTTGAATATCCAGTCGGCGATGTACCGCAGAACTTTGTCCCTTATGAATGTTATGAGAATGAAAAGCTAGTAGTCATTACAGGCAAGAGTGGAGATACTGAAGGTCAGGAAATAATGTCTGAAGCAGATCATATTAGAGTTTACTACTCTTCCGAACATCAGCCTGCCCTTGACGATATGCCTGGAACTACCCCTGAATTTCTGGACAATACTATAATAGCTTCTGCCAACGCCTATGCACTATTCCAGTATGCCGAAAAGCAAGAGCATCAGGCTGCTACTGACTTAGCATCTGCTAGAACTGCTCTGGAAGCCGCTAATACTAATCAGACTGATATAGATTCTGCCTTTACTTCTATGAAGAAGTATCTTGACAATAACACTAATGTAGATGCAGTTGGTATGTTGGCAAGTATGTCTACTAACTTAACTGCCTTTGATACAGCTATTACAGATGCTATAACAGTACTAGATAATAATAGTGGTGCTGATGCTAAAGAAACTTTAAAGGACATAATAGATGATGCAGCTAACTTACGTACTGCAATAGAAACTGCTCTAGATGCAGTAGCGGCTGGTTTACCTCCTGTGGTCAGTACTGACATAGTCGCCGCCAATACTGCTGGTGCATTAATAGACGATCAGGCTACTTTAGGCGAAGCATATCTGACAACTGGTAGTGCTACTATAAATACTGTAAACGTAGGTGGTGAGCAGAGCGAAGTATCTCTAGCCTACGCCAAATACTGCGAGATGGAATTAGGAAAGTCTACCGCCTACACTAATCAGCAGGCAGGATATAATCAGACTGCTACTGCCCGAACTAACTCCATGATGGTATTTATACAGGAAGCAGCACAGCGACTTAGCAATCTCAGAAGCTATATAGAAGTATCTCTAGCCTACAAAGGCATAGGCGATTCCTTTATCTCTGAAGCTAATGCTATAGTAAATGGACTCTCTGTATTACTTGCTAAAGCTGCCCAGTATGTAGAGATAGCTAAGTCCTTTGCTCAGCAGGCTAATACTCTTATCCTTCAGAACCAAAGCTATGAAACAGTAGCGCAGAGATACTTGGACTCATCTGCAGCCTGTATGCTATTAGCAGATAAGTTTCGTACTGAGGCTCAGGATCGCAGAGATGAAGTCTGGGCTATATGGAGAGATAAGAATCAGTGGATTGGAACCATAGCAGCAGGAAATACTAGACAATCTGGAGCGTTTAGTCAGAATAGTAGAATGTAGCTCGCAAAATTTTATAAATCTGAAAAGGAGCTAAAAGTGCGGAAGAAGAACTGGATAGAGAGATTCTATGATAAAGTGTGGTACAAGGTAGAAAAGCTATGGATTAAGAGTAAGAAAGCTCGCAGACCATTTACTTTTATCTTTCATGACTTCGCTCATAAGCATCCTGCAATATATACAGTAGTTCAGCTACTTATAATAGCATTATTCTCCTGGTGGCTGAGTCCCTGGGTACTTGTAGCTATGCTGTATACTTTCATCCAAGGACATATTCTCTGGGGTGGACATAAGGTTGGCGAGCAGGAGAATCCTCCATACATAGAATATGAGCAGGATAGATATACTGAATCTGGTAAGCCAAGGATATTTTACTAGTCTGTTCAGGGAGAGCCAACTGGACAGAGCCTCCTTTCTTATAGCCGTTAGAGTTTAGCGTTTCTCTAACGGCTTATATTTTGGACTATATCTCTCCTTTATGATGTTTAGCTATATCTGTCCAGTCCCCATTCTTCATAGCGGCCTCTACAGCCCAGACAGGAAAAGTCACATAGCATCTGCACTCAAAGAGGCGTTTATCATAGGCAGGATAGTGTACTGCGCAGTTAAGGAATTTGCTAAGTTCTGCTCCTGCTAACTCAATAGCTTCTGAGTTACTATTCCTTATATATGAACCCCAAGTACTGGACATTATATATCTCCCTATAAGTTATTCCCACCTGAAGCAAGATTTAATTTCAAATGGCACTCTGAATCCAGGTATCATCTCTATCTCTTCTTTAATAGCCATAACTTTAGCTTCATCCTTAGTATCCCAACTAATGCTATCGTGTACTGTAATAGCCAATACAGGAGGAGCTAATCCTCTTCTTGCGGATAGCAACAAAGCTCTCTTCATAACTTCTCCATCCGATCCTAGCACAGGATAGTTAACTGCCTTCCTTGCCATACCGTCAGGATTCTCTTCTGGCAGCTTAATCCTTCTGCCGAACAGAGTCTCTACTGCCCAGCCTGTCTTTAGTCCCTCTGCCTGTATCGCCTTAATCCAGTTGCCCGCAGTCCTGAATCTTCCAAACCACTTGTCTAGTAAATTACTGCATACTCTCAAATCCTTAATCTTAGCTTGTTCTGATAGAGTCTTTGGTGTAGCGCCATAGGCTAGAGCATAGTTAATAGTCTTAGCAATCTTCCTCGGAATGTTTAGCTCTGATGCTACATACTGGTGAATATCTCTCTTTCCTTCATATGCAGGATCGTAGTATACTTTCAACATATCAGGATCCTTACTGCGATTAGCTATAATGTATAAATGCTCCTGGGCATAGTCTCCTGATATCCAGAGACCGCTATCAGGCATCATAATAAACCTGGCGCCAGGATCACCTAGCTTCTCATTAGCGGCAGGAATATTCTGTATATTCATATTGCGACTATTCAATCTGCCAACATCTGTATCCATATAGTATTCTGTATAAAATCTGTCTTTATCCTGTATCGGTAACAGATATCTAGTTAAGAAAGTATTCTTATGTCTATACTCCAGCACTTTCTTAGCTAGATCATCTTCGCAGAACTCTAGCTCCTCATTGCGAGTAGAATACTGCTTCTTGCCTCTAGTAAACTTTAGGAAGTTTCCTCTCTTTGCTAGTATATACCCTACCTGTCCAGGACTATTAGGATTATCTATTCCATAAGCTAAGATGCTCTGATACAACTGAGCTACATCTTTACTATAACTTATAATAAGTCCCTGTACTGACTCTGTATCTAGTGCTATTCCCTTCAGTGCCATATCTACTAGCAACGGTATGACTGCCATTTCGATTACAAAGTACTGCCCATACTGCTGCCTGATTTCCTTACCCCACTTATGATACAGCTCATGTTCTAGCATACAGTCCTCAGCACACTTGTCTGCTAAAGCTCTGTGTCCTACTTTATTGATCAGTTCCATATTGTTCTTCACACTATGCTGCTTCCAGACTTCCTGCATAGACTGGTGCTGCTTGTTTAGCACTAATGGGGCAAGATAGTCCAGTGCAGTAAACTTAAATCCTTTCAACCTAGCCGCCACATTAATGTCAAAGATATTGAAGCGGTCTATAGAAGTGCTTATTATAGGTACTAGTGGCATAACGCCTAAGTCGAATAGTAAGTTGCTTCCTACCTTCACTGTCATTCCACTCGCCAACATAGGCTTTATGGCTTCTAGGAACCTTATATTCGGTTCAGGATATAGTTCACAGTAAAAGCACTCTAGCGGACTGGGACTTATTCCTATTCCTAGTGGCATGCGTTCTTTAAGATCAATGGTCTCTATATCTAAACATATTGAAGTAGGCGGATTATCTATCCAGTACTGCATCCTCTCATCTGCATTTCCTAAGTTTCCATAATACCAGACTCCAGGCATTATAGATACTCCGTTCGGTTCATTGACTGATACTTAGTAAATCCTACTTCTTTTATTATAAATTCTTTACAGTATATTCCTTCCTTTAGCTCGAAACTTTCTATATGTCCCTGTTCTATGAGATCAGCCTCTCCTCTTAATATCTTAGCAGCATTCTTTAAATATTCACTTTTCTTAAGATTCTGAGACTCTATTATTTCTTTCTTAGTTAGCTTCTTCATTATCTATGCTCCTGTATACTATAATCCTGTTCCATTCTTCTACTACACCAGACATTTAAGCACTTATTTCTATTATGTTCTTCTATCCAGGAGTATCTGGGTACTACATCATAATGAGGACAAGTAGTAGCGCCACATACACAAAATACAGTATGGACTTTGTTTATTGCTGAGTCTCTAAGATGAAACTTCCTTTCACAATACCAGCACTTCATAGTGGTTTCCTCAGCACAACAACATCCTCCTCCTTCACTGTTTCTTCTCCTCTCGCTCTTCTTATATGCAAATACACTGATCCTGGCGCATCCCATTTAAAGTGCTCTTCTGGATTATAAGTAAACCCACACTTTACACAAGCATCTACACCTGCCATAGTTAACGGCACTCTCTGTCCATTCTTAATATGATCTTTCAGTATCAGCGTAAATGTTCCACCTGGCTTTATAGTGGCGTAGAACTTCTTATACGCTTCTTCCATCTTCTGCGCCCATAGCCAGTCGGACATTAAGCCTAAGTTCAGCGGACTAGAGAACGTATATGCTGACATATCATAGTCAGTCTTCTCCTTTGTTAGCTTATCATTTCCTTTACTCTTCATAATAGATGCATAAGGCGGACTACTAATAATATGGTCTGCATAGTTAGGTATAGGAAGCACACTCTGTAGCGCTCCTTCTATCAAACTAATATGGCTGCTGCATCCAGGAGCTATGGAGTCCAGCTTCTCTAAAGTCCTTCTCTGCATAGCATGATACTTTGGACTAATCTCGATTAGAGTAATATTCCTGCCCACTAGAGCGCCAATCATTAAAGTTCCTGTGCCTCCAAAAGGATCTAATATCATATCTCCTTCTAGCGATACATATTCTATGCAGCTCTGTATCATGTGGACATTTGCCTTGGCTTGATGATGATTACTTTCTGGATCAAGCATTTCTGCTCTATAAGCAGTATCAGAAGGAAACTTTATCCAACCTTCTGGCGTCCGAGGATACTTAGGTGCAAACTGCTTCATTATACTAATCCGTCCTTTTTAGCCTTTTCTTTCCACAGCCTTCTTCTATGTGCTCTATTACCTACAGCACTATTATTGAATATTCTCCATGATAGAGACCTTGATTCTTTAATTACTTTATTCATTCTATATCTGTCCCCTTAATGCCATTAAAATTTTACTTGCTGTCTGCTTGCCTATTCCTTCGCAGCAGATATCTTCTACTCCAGCCATAGCTAGATCGCCTATATTGCAGAACTTCTCTGCTATAGCTGCTGCTTTCTTCTCTCCAATGTCCAACTTATACGCATGTCCTAAGTATATTAGTGCCTTCATAAAAGGTTCTGCTTCTCTGATCTGCAACCTTGGAATAATGACTCTCTGTAATGTGCTATGTTCTTCTGCTTTCTTCTGCTCATTCTTATATAACGTAATTAGCAGCCTTGCAGTCTCTGTATAATTAATCGTCTCATATGTCGGTATTCCTGCCATGAAGAGTCTATGTCTCCAGGCGTAGTACATACTGGCAGTAACTCCACTAAAACTGTGTCCTGACATCTGTCCATTCGGGTGTATCTTATAGCCATATATTGTAGAACCAATTTCTCTAAATGACACCCTAGCCTTCTCATGAGACTCAACATCTATGCCTTTAAATCTTAGCGGACTTATGATGCCTTCTACAATCTGGCAGTTAACATCAGCTTGAGGATAGTAGTCAGCTAACTGTCTCTCAGCCTCATCTATATTGCCTAATAGTTCTCCTGCTTGTTTCCTACTGAACTGAAATGTCTTGCCATCGTAGTTGCTAAAAAAGTAATCGCTCATGTGTGCATTATTGAGAGCAGTACTAACTGTTTGTACCGACTGCTTTATTAAAGTGACTAGCTCTGGTGCTGCTCGCTCTTCGTTTGAGTCTACTAGCAGCATCTATGCTATCCTCTTATTTCCGCTATCATCCTTGCTAACACTAATGTTCTTCTGCTTTGACTCATCTATATCTTTCTCTGGCATTAAGTCAGCCTTAGTATGTCTGAGATCATTGGGGTCTCGAGAAGGCAAGTTTAACCCTCCTGATCCTGGAGGTATGATAGGTCCTGATGGTTGCTTAGGGATTCTAGCTATAGGAGTAGCTACTACATTCTCTGTCTTTGAATCAGCGGTTACTGACTTCATTACTTGTTCCTTCTTAGCATCTTGCACTGCTAACTCATCAGCCTGCTCTGGTACTATCTCTTCTACTGCCTTCCCATCTTCTGCAATATCTATGGCGACTGCTGATGTATCAGGTACGAACTCTATCTTAATCTCTCCATAGCGAGTCTTTGCAGTCTCAAACATAGGAATTATGATTCTATCTATAGCTGCATTCTTGGTATGAAATTTGTAAGTAACTGCATAGTTATCTAGGATAAAGTTGATATCTCTACTCTCAATATCTATGCTCTTATTATCTATGTTAATTCTCACTATTATCCTCCGTTACATAATCTTCACAGTTAGCACAACAATCGTCAGGTGAGTCAATATCTTTGGCACAGTAGTGGAAGTCTGTAAATTTATTATATCTATAGTACTTGCAATTAACTTTCACTGTAATAATCTCCTTGCTTTATTCTCATAAGGCTCTATTAGAGTAAACTTATGCTCTATATTCTGCAACATCTTATGTATATTCTTTAGCGGCTTGTAGTCTATCTTGAACCTTCCGTAAACTAGCTGCTGATATACTATCGGATTGCAGAATCTAATATCAACAGGCCATGGAAGTTGTCTGACTGTCTCTACAGCAGGACTAGCTACTTTCTCTTCCCCATCATATTGTCTAGCATCTAACTCTCTCTGCCACTTGTTAAAGTATTCTGTCAGTCCATACTGTATAGCAGAATACTCAGCCAGCACTAGGATACTTATCTGTCTTGGCAACTTGCAGCTCTCATATCCTCCAGGATCAAGTGTATATGCTAGACTATACTGGTTAGCCGCAGTATAAAGTATAGGCATCTATACTAGCTCCGCCACTTTCTCTATAGATTCTATGACTTTCTCTACTGCCTGTCTAGGTCCTGCTATAGTCATCTTCAGTAGCTCTTCTGTCTGCATAGGACCTGCGCTATTAGGCTTCTTTTTACTGATCCTTACTATAACGTCAAAGTCAATTCTCACTTTGCATCTCCTCTCATTCTATCTCTTTCTTGTATAATAGATTCAAAACTGGCAGTCAGCTCTTTTCCTACAGCATCTAAGCCCATTCCTGCGATGCCACATTTAGTAATCTTGCACATCGGTAACTTCAACTTCTGCCCATTCATAGATACTTCTTTTACCATTGTCCAGGCTATCAGATCAGCTAACTTATTCAGCTCCTGCCATCCGTCAGGTTTCTTATTGCCTGATTTTATATCCTTCTCAATACTAGCCTGATCTGGATTCTTAATGTACTCATCTGTCGGATAATGTACTGACACAGTATTCTTCCTATACGCCGAAGCAGTCTGGTATACTTGCCTTAACTTATCATAAGCAAAGCCATACTCAGTGGGCTGTAATCTTTCCCTAAAGCTATTCTCATCAAAAGGATACTTGCTTCTCTGTGCATCTGACTTATGATTGTAGAGTTGCCTTTCCTGTAGCTCCTGCAGTATAGTCTTATGTGCAATATTATAGTGCATAGTTGACGTATCGAATATAATACTTTTCAGCTTCTTCATCTGCACTAGCGGAACAAAGTCAGTTACTATACTTTGCCATAGCTCTTTCATGCCTTCAACTTTCTTAGGAAAGCGTACAGTAAACTTAGCCTCTGTTCTCTTGCCTTCTGTAATCTGCCCCATAAGTTTAGTCACATCCAGCGGAACAGGATATGGCTTAGTTACTATATCATATTTCTCAAAGCAGTCTACAGGAATATTATCTTCCATCTTGAGGCGTAAGACTTTGAACTCTTTTTCAAAGCGCCAGATAGCTCTGTCGAATCCGCCTACATCAAACTCAAAATGAAAGAGAGGCTTAGGCCAAGTTAGCGCCATACTACTCTTGCAGCTTCCTTCCTCACCCACTATAGAAGTAACTCCTATATATTCGGAGTTTAGATCAGTCATTATTCAGCTCCTTCAAGATGTCTTATAGATGCAGGATATTGCAGCCTGACTATAGTCTCACACACTAATTTGTTCCTGCAGAACTTGCACTCCCAACTGAAACACCACTTGTAAGGTTCAGGTGGAGTATCCTCAGCTAAGCATCTGGCTAACTCATCTCTCCTCGGTTTAATCCAGTTCCAGTTATCAGCTATTTCTGAATCAGTGAATATAAAAGTATCCGCCATTATGGTAGGAAAAGGTGGATTATAACTGCCCATTAAGTATAGTACAGTTAAATCATACTCTACTTGATCCTTAATGTAACATCCACCTTTCATATATGCCAGCCAAGTTTCGGGTAGCAACTCATCCAGCCAGTGATTCTTAGCTGACTTGCGAGTGGTCTTAAGTTCGGTAAGGCGATCAAGACTATTCCTTGGAATGAGAAAGTCAGGTCTGTACACTATGCTATATTTCTCGACATAAGGAGCTACTGTATCCTTTGGAGTCAGTACGTCCTGCAGTCCATATCCTAGCGCAAAGAGCATGAGTTCCTCTTCAGTAGGCTCAGATGCCTGCTTCTGATCTAGATAAGCTTTAGTTATGCAGTTTGTGAAGGTAGATAGATGGTTAGGAGTTCTAACTTCTAGCAGCTTATACTTATCTGCTAGATGGCTGAGCATCAGAGTCCTAAGCTCTGGATTTTCTTTTCTAATCATAAAAGTTCCTTATAAAGTTAGGTAGGGTGTCGCTATCTCATATCTAGGCTTACTAACATTCTTATGCTATTCGCCCTTACCTACCTAACTTGATTTTTATTTTCCTGCTACTCTATGATACACACCATCTGTACCTGCTGTAAAAGTACCAGCCTTTACTGCAACTGCCACAAAATTAGTCGGTGCAGAATCAGGCATACTAATCATTGCTAATAGTCCAGCATCTGATCTGATAATAGGATCTGTAACAGCTGCCTGCTTAAACTGCTGACTAGTCCTGCCATCCAGTAACTTATATGCCTGCTCATTAGGGCTAACTCCACTACCTCCAGCTACTCCGATGCCTTCTATACTATAGCACATCCAGGTTGGAGTATCAACATCTCCGCCCTTACCTTCATTAGCTCTGCCGTCAAAGAGCTTAGGCGCAGCAGGTCTTCCATCTACTCCATCTGCCATTACCATGCCCATTCTTTTGCCTATACAGGAGTCTATATCCGCCCTATCTATAGGCTTTATATAGCTAGGACTTCCTGGCGTGAGCTGTTCTTTGCTATACTGCATATCAAGTATAGTAGCAACTGAGTCTCCGAAGATTCCGTACTTACTCTTCTTTCTATTAGATATTCCTAGTGTAGCTGTAAAAGTAGGAAATGCATAAGGTTCAACTGTCTCTATCGGCTCCACATCTTTAAAGTTCAGATGTACCTGGGTAGTTACTCTTACTTTCTCTCCTTTACTGGCGTCTCCGTAGCTCTTGTCTTCTGTCGGCTTAGAGTCCAATATTCCTGTGAATCTTCTTAACGGTGTACTAAGGTCTGCATCGATTAGATTTCTTACTGATACTTTTAAATCTGTCATGTTTCTTAAATTCTCCTCCAATTATTTTTAAATACACTAATGGCAAAACTATAAACGCTAGGAATATTAGAGTTTCTACAGCATATTCTATAACTTCCTCCTTAGCATATAATTCTGTATCATAACATTACCATTATAGCATAAAGTATAGCAGTTGTCAATGGGCATATGACTGATGTATAAATAACATATTATTTGTAATATATATGTATATGGTTGAATATACATTATAACATACTAGATAATAAAGCCATCTTTTCAGTAGGAATATGAATCATACTTTTAGTTTTATTAAATTGCATATTAGGAAGATCATCTACTTTAACTACTCTTATGTTAGGAGATGAGTCAACTAAGGCTAGTACTTTAATTAATGAAGTATCAAAGTCAAACCATGATTCCAGTTGATTAGAATGAATATCAAAGTACATATGGTAGAGTCTGTGAGACTTAACATCTATGATAAGTTTGTCTGTTATTATATCAAAAGGAAGATACTGGTATGCTATATCTTGATATATTATATTTAGTTTATTGAGATATGCCATAACTTTGAGTTCGCCAACTCTCCCATATTCTTTTCTCTCATCAAAACCATTTGAACTAAAGCCCATGTTATTTATCCCTCCAGTAAACAATATCCATCAGCGCCTCTGATCTCTGTCTCATCATCGTCCTTAGGATCATGGCGGATATAGCTGTTAGTTACTTGAGGATGGAGAGTTTCTCTATGCCATTTAAGTTCGAGGTCAGGTAAGTCTTCTTCTGCATTACGATGCTTAGTGAAGCGGAACTTTACACGCTTAGAGTTGTTCTGATCCAAGTCCAGGCGGATAACAGTATCCGCCCACTTCTGAAAATCTCTAGTTCCAGACTGATCATTACTGCCACCATTGACTGGCAGACCATTAGAGTCAGTGTCTGGCTTCTTCATATGATGGATTAGGATAAAGGAAATGTAGAAGCCTCGGGAAGCATAGTATGCCATAGCTATATCGAGGTTATTGAGTAGCTTCTTCATATCTGCGCCGTCATTAGGATTACCGCCAACTAGCATATAGAGAGGATCGAGGATAATGACTAGAGGTCTGTTGGCAGGAAGTTCAGTGAGACAGAGTTCTATAGCCTTCTTCATGTTCTCATAGGCAAAGGACTCATCTATATGGTAGAAGGTTGCAGTCTTAGATATTAAGTTGAAAGGTCTGGACTGCTGCTTGATCCAGTCTACAGCCTTGGCTTTAGCTTCAGGAGTAGTATAGTTCTTCATTATCTTGGCAGTAAGTATCTTCTCATGACCAAGAGAATACTTCTCAGTCCGCTCACGATCTGAGTACATTGGAAGCTCAACTTGTATCTTTAGCACGTTGCATTGAGTAGTCTTAAAGCCAAACCAGTCGGAGCCATTGGAGAGACAGACAGCAGTGTGAATAGTTAGCATAGACTTCCAACTGCCTTCATCACCAAAGATCAGCATACGATTACAGACATTAAAGATTCCTTTATGTATGATACGGATAACAGAAGGAGGTTGCCATTGGAGTAGGTCGGAGATAGAGTATAGGTCATTATCCTTAGCATGTATGGTAGAATAAGGCATAAGAGGTTAGCTCCTTAATAGTTATTTGAGCCAGGAGATATATGTTAATTATAACATAAGAGTGGATAAGATGTCAATGGCTATAGACTTGGTATTGAATATTCTATTTACCCTCTGATAGATGCTCAATTAAAAGTTTAATAATATCTATAATAGAATTCCTACCTTGCTCATAAGCTTCATCTTTAGCCTGTTTAACTGCTTTTTCTTGTAGTTCCGAGTGACTGGCGTTATTGATAATCATAGCCTTTGAAACTGCTTCATCAATTAGAGGCTGAATGAGAGCCTTATCTTTTTCTAACTGGGCTCCAATCTTATATAATCTGCATGACTTTTTGATATAACACGTTTTATATAACTTACATTCCTTTGGACAATCCAGAAAAGGTTTGAACCATAATTCTTTAAGTATCATGAGTTTCATTTACTTTCCTCCTATTCTTTTAACCCAACCTTGCTTATTTTATTGAGCTATTTCACACTCAAAAGTTAAATCACAATTCGGACAGTGATAGACTTCGGTACATTCGCCATCACCATAATCTTTGTCTTTGAGATATTTAGCATCTGGATGCATAGCTCTACCAAATCCAGGCTCCCACGGATTTTCTTTTGTACAAACATATCTATCTTCATTCATAACTTTTTAACCCAACCTTGAGAGATTAAGGATTGCTGACCTTCCTTATGGGCTTGATATTCTATACATTCGAGTTGTTCCGTTCCATGCTCATCTGATATTGTTAAGTACTCAGGATGTGGATTTACTGGTAACTTAGCTTCTGGGTCTATGATTACTAAGTTGGGGATTGAGAGAATTAGATTTGCAACATTTAGACATACTTTTGTAACCTTCTCATATTGTTCTTGTAAGTCTGGAAAGTTTAAATAAAATTCCTTAGCAATAGCTCTTCCAATATGCTCTCTAGCTTCCTGTTTAATTTCTTCTTCTGTCATTTTAAGACTCCTTTAATTTTACTGTGCAGTAAAGACCCCTTATTTAATTGGCTCAAAATATCTGACAGGCTTGCCATGAGCCTTAGCATATTCAATTTCGCTTCTGGTAGATTCCCCGATATAACCACCAACATTTAAGATTAAGACATCATCGGAAAGGTCTATCTTACGTTTATGAAGTTCGTCAAATATTTCATGTACGCCTTCTGCTTCGGCTAGATGATGATCGGGTTCATCCTTAGTAGTGGGTTTAACAAACCATCCTAAAGCGAGTATTCCTTGTTTGGCATATTCCCATTCCACCATCATCATTAATGGAGTAAATCTAGTCGATCCACAGAGGCAAACTATTTTTGTTTTTTCCATTCTCTCTACTCCTTAATCTAACTTAAATACTTTATAAATAACTGTATTACAGCAGTAATGACCACTCCATTGAGTATAAATATGAATACTAGCATCAGAATGCCTACTATCGACCCCATGAATTCTAAATATGTGTCTTGCTTCACTTATTCTTCTCCGTCATTAAACTGCTCAAAGAACTTTCTATCCTGTATAGCTTTACGCTGTTCTTTAAAACTCTTACGCCATTTAGATATAGTGGCTCTGTCTATTCCATCGGATACAAAGTGCTTAGTAACATCATTAAGGCTGCCGTGAAAGATAAAGTCTTCAAGTAATATAGAATACTTATATTCCAGCATTTTCTGAGTAGGAGTCTTATGGTAAGGAGAGTGCAGAGTAGCTGGATTAACTAGCTTTTTAGTTGCAGGCTCAGGAGATAGCTTGTGGCGCTGCAAGATAGATCGGCGAAGTTTGCGGATAGGTACTTTGTCTTCAGTCATTTCTTTTCTCCAGTAGCGAATGCGATGTACAACTTATCCTTCATATAAGTAAATCCTGCTATCCATGCAGACATAGTTTCCTCATTAATAGGAATTTCTAATTTCTTAAAATCATATAGCAATATATCAGATATTTCGTCTATATCTGGAACTTCTATTGTGATATTTTTAAACCTAAACTTTTCAGTCATATTATTGCTCCTTATAGACTATATTTATACTCTGGCAAGCAGGACAGCAAGGCTCATGGGACTCGTCCCAGATACCAGAAGATATTATATTGTCTAAGATAACTGGTACACGAGTTAGAGCAAAGTGTAGTTGTCCTAAAGTTCCTTGCCAGTGACAACGATTACACTTACATTCGAGAGATAGATCATTAGCGTTCATGTTTGTCTCCTTTGAGTATAGGTTTTATTTTCTTCCATAGGCGCCGCTTATTATGCTGAGTCTTATACCACTGCTTCCATGCCTGCTTTGCATAAGGAGTTTGCATTAGTCTAGCCTGCCAAGGAAGTATCCTATGAGGATAGAGATAATGGCAGTTAGCTCAATTATAAAGATTAAGACTTTTGAATCTAATGCTATCATCTGTTAGCTCCTTTACTTATTGACCAGTCTATCCCTTCTTCATGGTCGCCAAGAGTATAAGAGTCTTCTACTACATCTAAGCTCCACTTCTGCCCACACCACTCACATTGGAGAACATCAGAAGATATAGGCTGGATAGGTCTGCCACACTCCATACAGGTAGCACCGAGTTCTGCATACCACATAATCTTGCAGATATTGCAGACACAGCCGCCAGTTGTAGTGCCAGGAAAGTTGAATACGTTAAAATCAGATGCTCCGCAGTCAGGACAGACATTGTCCTTCCAGTGTAGACCGTAGAGTTTGTAGTTGAGAGGAAGAGTATTAGAGTAGCAGTGTCCTAAGTATATATGGCGTATGATTAGTCCATTGGGGGAGAGTTTTAGATCTATATTGTCGCCTGGTTCATAGTCCATGAGATGCTAAGCCTCCTTGATTGCTTTAATCATGCGATTAAGTAGAGAGTAAAGTCCCTTAGTAGAACCAGTTTTGAGTTGTCTAACTATAGTCCAGTATATCGAGCCATTAGGTGTATTTGAGCAAGTTGTAGGAAATAGTTCACATTCTTCACATAGAATATCGAGAAAGTTATCTGTATGGAGTTGACAGAATCCGCATTCTTCATATACTGCGCTATCAGGATGGCTTCCAAAATTTATATGTATATGCTTATAATCTTTCCTTATAGCTCTCCATCGTTTGAGAGATAGAACCTTTGCTTCTTCTTTGTTCATTTATTCCTCCTTCAAGAATGCTATGATGTCAGCAACTTGCGCTTCAGTAATATAGCCTTGGTCAGATAGATAGTTGGCTTCTAACTGCTGATATTGAGAATGAGATACTCCATGCAGCAGTCCATTACAGCGGCAAGTACAGCGTTTGTGCAGAGCACAGGCGCAAGATGTAGATTGAGCAGATGTAAGTGAGCGCTTGTAAGTTTTCATGCTAGACCTCCTTTATATAGATTATTTTACGTTCCACTGTCTAAATGGTTTATCACAGCAAGGAATATTCATCATAAGGTAGTTATTGGTAACAGGATTCATAAATTGACTACTATGAACTGCCACAGATGCTAGACAGTTCTCACAAACATTGATATGATAGATAGTTTTGCCATAGACTAACCTAACATAAGCCATTTAAGGGACCTCCTTTTTACTTAATAGAGAATATTATCGAACTGAAATTGGAACAGACAGTTTGCTATGATTTAGCATTATCAGATATCTTATTTATATTATCCTTAGTATGATACTGCTTATGGCAGAATCGGTGTGCTAGGCGCTTATTACTGAGTACTGTATTATGCACGCCGTCAAGATGATGTTCTGTTAAGTTATCAGTACCTCTGGGAGGCAGAGCATCAGCATACTTGAAAGGCTTATGGCAGATGCAGCAGTCAGGCTGATAAGTTTTAATCATTTCCCAGAGGAAGTAGCGGAGTCGTTGTTTTTCGTTAGAGAGATTAGAGTGCTTAGGCATAGAGAACTACTCCTTCAGCTTTAGTATATTCTGGGCGAAGAGAATAGCCTGGTCAACAAAGTTAGGATATGCCATGCAGTCAAAGCCATAAGTGCAGAAGTAAGGACATGCAGAACACATATCTCTATATACTTTGCCTGATGCATATGTGCAGAGAGGACAATAATTATGCTCAGTTTTGTACTTCATATATAAGTCAGGTAACTGATTAAGTGCATCATATTTGTCCTTTGCCTTTCCTTCTGCCACAAGTCGCCATATTTTCTTGCAGTCTCTTATGGCTTGTCGTTTAGTTACTAATAGTTTATTCATTTATTCTCCTTTCTCCTATATAAGCAGTTTTACAATCAGTACAATAAAAGCAGTGATGTTTAGGTCTATAGAGGATAGAGTATATGCGTCTACTCCTGCACATTGGGCACATACACCACTGGACTGTAGCATTAAGTTGAGTCAAAAGCTTAGGTGGTATAGTATCAGGCTCTACTTCCAGCCAGTTGTAGTCAGTATCAGTAGCTATCAGCTTCATGCGAACTTCCTAGCTAAGAGGATAAGAGCTAGTACTATAACTGTAGCTAGTAAAGTTCCTGCTATATTGTAGAGTATATCAGTAGTATTGTTAGGTATAGAAGATATCATACTATTCCACATGTTAGACCAGTAAGACATATTAGTTCCTCCAGCATTGAACATAAGATTGTAGAGTCAGAGAGTCATTGTCCAGATATTCCCAGTACAGTTGCTCTGTACCTATTATACAAAGCCAACTAATAAAGATATTGTAAGTAAATGTGTCCTTAAATACTACAATCATAGCCTGTATATCTCCACTTTTCCATTCCTATGATGATGGACTGAGTGATAGCCAGGAGGAGTTGGAGTGCTATGTCCTTGTAAGCGAGAGATAGTGAAGTCAACTAAATGCTTAGGAATAGGGATACCTTTGAGTTGCTGGATTGCACACTTAAGCTGTAGTTGCTCCAGCGCCTTAAGTCTCTCATCAGAAGTCATATGATTTATAGTTCGAGTGATGCCTGTAGCTTGCATCTAAGCTCTCCTGTAGTAACCAGCAAAATCACAACCGATAAAGTCTGGCATAGGTTCTACAAGGACTAGAAAGCCTGTCTTAGTTAAGTTATGGCATACTTCATACCAGTCATTAGTATGATGTTTTCCAATGTCATACTTATCTATAAGATCAATAGCTCTAAATGGTTCTGGATTCTTTCTTGCATACGCCATAACTTTGTTAGTAATTGCCTTACGTTCTTTAGGATGTAGCACTATCTTATCCCTCCTATTAATATTCTTTGTATCACTAAGGCTAAGGCATATAGCCCAAGTCCTAATATAACTCCATGTTCTACGCATCGCATAATCATATTATAATGATAACATATAGTACACCAGTTGTCAAGCTCTGTTGCCTACAGCAACACCCAAGATCATAAATTGCATTCTGTTAAATATTACTAAATTCAAAATCAAACTGACAGTCCGAATGCAGGCTAGTTATAGATAAAGATCATTAGCCTACCTAAGTCAATAAGATATCCATATCCTATGCCGCAACTATACTTCTTAATTCCCCACTTGCTAGTCCATGCAGGATAATAGCGTACTTTGATCTTTAT